GACGCTCGTCTGATTTTTGCCTGTAGCGATGTTTACTTGTATCGCACATCTCGCTTTGAAAAGGGCGAAAAGGTTCTTTACCAAACAAAGGGATTCAAGAACGACAAATACTTTCCTTCCATGCCGGCCTCCATGAAATGCAAAAACCTCACAGAATTAGGCTCCATTCTTTATGAATACTGTAGCCTTATTAAAGGATACGTCGTGGTATCGTTGGATATCACAAGATTTGAAAGGAGTGTTGCCGATTGGATACAAAATTGTTTTAGGGATTGTTTCAGACACACTTTTGAAATGTCAGAAGAAGACTCGCGAGAGTATGACGCCCTATTAACTGCACGTCCTGTGCCATTCGAAAGCATGTTGGGACATACCGCCAACGGAAAATTTGTCCCCGCAGTAAAAGGTGTCATCAAGGACACCTTGAACTCTGGTATGAAGTTTACAAGCGCGATTGCAGTATATGTCATGGTCATACTTCTTGCATTATTCGTCAACGGGAGGTTCAAATACCAACTCATGTCGAATGGAGATGACACTCTCCTGATCATGCCTCAAGACCAAGTCCCTGTGTTATCGGGAATCACGTCCCGTCTCCTTGAGTTTGGGTTTTCTGTGAAAGTGGAAAATATCTCCCGAACCCTAGAAGACGTCTATTGGTGTCACACTAAGCCACTATACTTAAATGACAAATGGGTTTTTGTGAGGTCACTGCGCAGACATCTCTTCAAAGCTTTTTGCGGACATAAGCTGTTTGACAACGAGACTTCGACTCTTGACTACATCAAGACAAAAGGCCATTGCGACCTCGTACTGCACCGAGGCATTCCTGTCCTCCAGAGCATAGCCCTCTTTATGATGAGGGTTGCAGAACAAGGTCGTCTTAAACCAATATCAAAGAGTCATCCTTTGTATTCTTACAAATATACCATAGGGACACTTGATCTTGGTTTTTTGAAGGCAAATGCAAAGCCTTTGCCCATCACGATGGAAACCCGATCACAATATGCGAGGACATTCACAGTCAGCGTCGTTGAACAACTAAGGCTAGAAAAGTTTTTCGATCAGCTC